CTACCCCGCCGACGTCTTCGCGTCATCGCCTCTCCGTGCCCTCGGCACGGCCGCCGCCGCCTTCTCCGTCAGCTCATCCTCGTACTCCTCGAACAGCTCCATGTACGTGTCGCTGGTCAAGCTGATCGTCGAGTGGCGCAACTTCACCTTGGCGTCGTGGATGTCGCCGCCGCCGGCCTTCACCAGTGCGGCCGCGCCATGGCGGAGGTCGCGGAGGTTGATGGGCGGCAGACCGGCCGCGTCCACGATCCGGCGGAACGCCTTGCTCACCGCGTCCGGGTGCAGCCAGCTGCCGTCCTCGGCGGTGAACATCTTCCCGGTGTCCGTCCAGTCCGCGGTGTCCTTGCCCTGCTCGCGTTCCTCGGCGGCCCTGGCGTTCCACGCCTGCCGCTCCGTACCCTGACGCTCACGGTGCTCCAGCAGAACCCGAACCGTGCCCCCATCCAGCTTCACCACGCCGACGGAACCGTCGGTCTTGGGTGCCGTCTCGATCGGCGTCCACCCGTCGACGACGATCTCGGCGGAGACGCGAATCTCCTTCCGCTCCGGTGAGAAGTCCGCCCAGCCTTGGCCGACGCCCTCGCCGCGGCGCAGGCCGTGGTGGGCGATCAGGTGGAACAGCGCGTACAGGCGGTCGCCCTCGGCCTCGTCGAGGAAGCGACCGAGCTGGGCGGGAGTCCACACCATGACCGGGCCCGGCTTGACCCCCGTCTCCTGCCAGCGTGCAACCCGCTCGTCAGTCCACAGCAGACCCTTGGGGCGGGCCGCAGGCGCCAGCTCGACATGGGCGGCTGCGTTGAAGGTGATGAGCTGCTCAGCGATCGCCTTGTTCAGGGCCATACGGAGCGTGCGGCGGATGGCCTGCTTCGTCGCCGGGCCCGTGATCCGGCGGAACGGCGGCATCTCTGCGAGCTTGGCCCGCTCGGCCGACAGCCTGGCCCGCTCGCCCGCTTTGGGCGCCCCGGGCTTACCTCTCTTGCAGCGCGCGACCTGCTCGCGGCGGGCGGCGTTCTCCGCGGCGATGACGTCGTTGCGGTCGTCGATCGCGTTGAACATGTCCTGCACGTGACCGACGCCGAGCCGGTCCAGGCGCAGGTGCCCGAGCGCCGGCTTGAGGTGGACGCGGACGTGGCTGGCGTAGCCGCGGTTCGTGGTGGTCCGAGTCTTCTTGTTGGCCATGACGTGGTCGAGCCAGTTGCCGACGGTCATCTTCCCGTCGAGCGGTACGCCGACGCCGAGCTTGCGGGACACCTCGGTCGGGTCCGGGATCGGGCTGCGTGTCGTCTGCAGTTCGGCGAGGAGGTCGCCGACCCGGCGCAGGCCGTCCTCGTCATCGCCGGGCAGGTCGAGGATGGCGCGAATGCGATCGAGGTCGGTCTGTGCGTCCTTCACGCCGGGGTAGCCGGTCCGGCGGAAGGTGCGGCGGGTTCCGTCCTCGGCGGCGGGCAGCTCCTGGCGGAGCTGGTGGGTGCCGTGGGACCGCTTCGAGAGTTGCGGGCACTTGGACCCGAGGCGCTTCCCGTCCGGGCCGCGGCACTCACACCGTTTACTGATGCCGCCAGCGCGGCGAGATGCAGACACCTTACTTACCTCTCCCGACCTGCGTTACGAATCACTGCTCCTCCTCTTGCTCTTGCTCCGCTGCCGCTTCAGACCTCTTCAACTCCGCCTCTTGCAAGAGGTGTTCCCACGCCCTGCGCCCGCGCTCCTGGATCTCCTTGCTGCGCTCTTCGAGGTCGAAAGTTTCCCAATGCAATTCCATCCTTTCCTCTTCAGTCTCCCTGAAGAGGAAAGTTCCGGCACGGAACTCCAGGAACCTCATCACCGTCGGATCCTCAATGCCCAGGCGAGCGGCTGTTTCGGCCATCTCGATCCCCGCCTTCAGTGCCTCAGTCTCCGCTGCCACCCAGGCCTCTTTCGCTTCTTCCGCCTTACGGGCCGCCTCACTGTATTTGTTGCGCGCGCCGAGCATGATGAGGTGGTCGTCGTTCTCATCCGGATCCTTCGGTCCACCACGGAAAAGCTCCGTCCATTCGACACCGAGGGCCGCGGCGATTGCGAACATCTCGTTGACGCGCCACGGCCGCTCGCCGCGTTCGATTTTGGCGATCTGCGTCTGCGCCAGCCGTACCGTCCCTCCGTAGACGTGCGGCAACCTCTCTGCGATCTGCTGTTGCGAGACGCCGAGCTGCTTCCTGATGATCTTCAGGTTGTGGCTGGCCAGTGACTCGCTGTCCACGTATTCGTAGGGATGCTCGAGCGACCCGCGCTCCTCGTCATCCTCAGCGCGGGCCCTCACGTCGAGCGAAGTCGCCTCCGCGCTGCGCTCAACACTCTTCCGTGCTTCATCGGCATAGTTCGTCATGGGCTGAACATACCAAGCACAGAACCGCTTGACACCCCCGCGTCTGGGTGTACCTTCATGTCACACCAGTTCACTACGGACTCGAAATTGCGAGTACGTCACGGACTGGCGGTGTCTGGCCTGCGTCATCACGGGCCAGCGTCTACCGGCATCAGACGGCACAGAGGGAACGTATGTCTGCCACAACCACCGAAGGGCCGGCCCGCGGCATGCAGCTCGCAGAGCTGCTCGCCCTCCCGGTCGCCTTCGACCTGGACACCTCGAACCGCGCCCTACAACTGGGCCGAACGAAGGGCTTCCAGCTTGCCAAGCGGGGCGAGTACCCCGTGCGTGTCCTGCGGGTCGGACGCACCTACCGAGTCACGCGCGCTGATCTCTTGCGCGCCCTGGGGATCGACCCCAACAGCGACGGCGCCGGGTCTAGCCACCCGACGCCGTCTGACGAGAACGCCCTTCACCACCAGCGCTAACTAGCAAGACGGCGGCACCCGGGGTCTAGCCACCCCATCAGTGCCGCCGCCGGAAAGAGACGTCTCGCATGACCCACGTTACGGCAAAGACGCCGACCAACGACAAGAGCATCACCGCCAGCCTCACCGTCGAGACCAACCTCACCCAGGCAGACCGCAGCGAGCATCACGACAACCTCATCGCCGCGCTGGACGCGGAGAACGCCGCGTACCTGCCCCAGGTCACCGCCGAATGCGACCGGCTCGGCCTCACGCTCAAGCTCACGGCCACCACCCCCGATGACCTGCCCTACATCGAGGTCATCGAGGGCCGCCAGACCTTCATCGCGATGGCCAGCGAACTGGCCGTCGCCCTCGACGACCTCCGCAGCGTCGGCCGCTGCGTGGCCTGCTCGAACGAGCTGGACGAAACGGCCCTCGTGTACTGCGACGACTACAAGGACCTGCTCGGCGAGCCGGTCAAGATCTGCGTCCCGTGCAGCAACGCGCAGAAGGTGAAGAGCGCGCTCGCCTCCATCGAGGCCGCCAAGCCCCACGTCGACAAGGCCACCGCCGAGTGCCTCGACGCCCTCGGCAACCTGATCAAGGCCGAGGGCGACCCCGACGTCGTGTTCACCTGGCTCACCCCCACCCTCACCGAGCGGCACGGGGGCCGCTCGTGAGCAGGACGACCATCACCGCGGCGGCCGGAGACACCTCCGGCCGCCCGGCCCGGCCGGTTCGCTTCGCCGACCCCGAGCGCAACCGCGCGTACTGGGAGCGCGTGAAGCGCAACGCGTCCAGCGCCCCGCCTCTGACGACGGACCAGATCGCCACCCTGCGCGGCATCTTCCTGTCCGCAGCACGGGAGGCGGCGTGAACACCGTAGCCGCCGCCCTCTACGTCGACCTCGAAGGCGTCCGCGCCCGTTACGAGTGCCTTCGCCCCGGCTGCACTCAGCCCCTCGAAGGCCCCGTCTACGGCGACCAGGTCAAGCCGTTCGTCGACACCATCCGCACCGACCACCCGGCACGCTGCACTGGAGTGTCACGTTGAACGACGCACAGCCCACCCCCGACCTCCGGGCTTCCGCCCGCGAGATGCACGACGCCGGCCTGTGCGTGCTGCCCATCAAGGCAAACGGCAGCAAGGCCGCCGACGTCCGCAGCTGGAAGCCGTACAAGATCCAGCGCAGCACCCCCGCCGAACACGACGAGTGGTTCGGCGGGGGCCGCCCCGCCGGCATCGCCGTCGTCTACGGCGCCGTATCCGGCAACGTCGAGATGATCGAGTTCGAAGGTCACGCCATCCGCGACGGCCTCCTCGACGAAGTCACCGAGATCATGGAGGCATCCGGGCTCGGTGAGGAATGGCACGCCATCCTCACCGGCTGGGCCACCGAGTCGCCGTCCGGCGGACGGCACTACCGCGTCCGCGTCGAAGGCGCCGACGTCCCCGGCAACACCAAGCTCGCCTCCCGCCTGGCCCGCGAAGACGAGTACACCGACGAGGAACGACAGAAGCTGCGGGAGAAGCCCAACACCCGCATCATCCGCGTCCAGATCGAGACCCGAGGCGAAGGCGGCTATGGACTGGTCGAGCCGTCCAGCGGCACCGTCCACGCCAGCGGCAAGCCCTACGTTCGCATCGCCGGCGGGCCCGCCTCCATCCCGACGATCGACGCAGAAGCCTTCCAGGCCATCCACGACATCTGCCGCATGGTCGACAGCCTGCCCAAGCCGGAGTCACCCAAGACGGCGCCGCGTGACCTGCCCCCGCTTCCCGGCGGCGGCCTGCGGCCCGGCGAGGACTTCGACCTGCGCGCGGACTGGCGCGACATCCTGCAGGGTCTCTTCCAGCCCTTGTTCACCCGGGGGAGCACCACCTACTGGGGATGGGCGGACGGCACGCGGGGCGTGAAAGCCACCACAGGCCACGCCTCCGACAAGGACCGGCTGTGGGTCTTCACCACCAGCAGCGACTTCCTGCCCGACACCCCGTACAGCAAGTTCGCCGCGTACACCCTGCTCAACCACGGCGGGGTCGACAGGCAGCACTTCAAGCAGGCGGCCGCCGAGCTTCGCTCTCAGGGGTACGGCACCGAGCCACCGCGCCGGCGCCTCAACCTCGTACCCCAACAGCCAGGCCCGCTCAGCGACGGCTCGTCCGCGCTCGACACCGACCACACCCCCGACCCCGACGAGGGCTTCGAGGACGGCCCAGGCCTGCGCGTCGTCAACTCCAAGCCGGAACTGGACATCACCAACGAGGCCGACGCCATAGACGGCCTCCTCGAAATCATGGGCAGCGAACAGCTCCCCGACCTGTACAAGCGGTCCAGCGGCCCCTGCTGGGTGTACCAGGACGACCAGGGCAACCCGCTCGTCAAGCAGCTCGGCACCGACAACCTGCGCGCCTACCTCGCCGAGCACGTCACCACCTACCAGGTCGTCAAGGACCCCTTCACCGAGGGCACGAAGGAAGTCCGCGAGCTCGTCATGCCGAAGACATGCAGCACCATCCTCGGACGCCGGGACTGGCCGCTCCTGCCCCTGCGAGGAATCGTCACCGCGCCGGTCGTCCGCCCTGACGGAACGCTCGTCCAGGCACCCGGCTACGACAAGCCCACCGGCCTCTACATGCACCCGCGCGTGCCGCTGCGGCGCCTCGCCCCCCAGGTCAGCGACGAATCCGTCCAGCGGGCCAAGGACATCGTCCTCGGGCAGATGCTCGCCGACTTCCCGTTCGTCGACGACTCCGACCGGGCCCAGTACCTCGGTGCGCTGCTGTCCCCGATCATCCGCCCGTACATCCCCGGGCCGACTCCCATCGTCATCATCACCAGCACCTCGCAGGGCTCCGGCAAGACGCTCCTGAAGGATGCGTTCGGATATGTCTACGGCCTCGCCGAGACGCCGTGGCCCGAGAACGACGCCGAACTCCGCAAGGCCATCACCGCCAAGCTGTGGGACTGCGGCGACCCGGTCATCGCCATGGACAACCTCCCCAACGGGCACATCATCAAGTCGCCCATCCTGTCGTCCCTGGTGACCTCGGCCAACTGGAGCGACCGGCTCCTCGGCTCCACCAGCAGCGTCAGCATCCCCAACGACCGCCTCTGGGTCCTCACCGGCAACAACCTGCGGACCGGCGGGGACAACGCGCGACGCACGCTGTGGGTGCGCCTGGACCCGGACTGCCCCGACCCCGACCGACGGGACGACTTCACCGTCGGCGACCTCCGGGCCTGGCTCACCGACAACGCCTCCACCGTCGTGGCGGCCCTCGTCACCATGGTCCGCGGGTGGCTCGCCGCCGGCGCGGAGACCGTGAACACCCGCATGGGCGACTACTCCCGGTGGGCGTCGACGATCGCGGGCATCCTCCAGTACCTCGACGTCCCGGGGTGGTTGACCACCCGCGACACGTCCACCGGCCTGGACGACGAGGCCGAGGAGTGGGCCGCGTTCCTCGCCGCCTGGCACGAGGCGATCCCCGAAGACGCCGTCACCACCAAGCAGCTGCTGGGCCTGAAGGAAGACGTCCCGCGGCTGCACAACGGTGAGCTGCCGTCCCCCAAGCAGCTCGGGCATTGGCTGAAAGCCCGCGAGGGCCGCTACTTCGAGGACCTGAAGATCGTCCGCGTCCCGGATGCCCACAAGAAGCAGAACCTGTGGCGCGTCGCTCGGTACGGAGGACGGCGGTGACCGCAACAACCCCGCAGACTGCGGGGTTCTCGCGGGGTTCGAAAACCGGCCCTGGCCTGCACGTTCGCGGGGATGCGGGGTTCTGCGGGTTCTGCTCCTACTCCCCCATATACGAAACCCCACACACAACACATGCACCACGCACGTCGTGCGCCACGAAACCCGAGAACACCAGCCCCACACGTCAGACCCAAAAAACATTCCGCACTTACCCGCAAACCCCGCAGGACCCCAGGTCAGAGCAGGCGCAGAGGGCGAACCAGAACCCCGCACACTTCCCCGCAACTTCCCCGCAGAACCCCGCAACGGAGAGCCGAGGTGACCGGCATGTCTGATACGCCCGAGACGTTCACGCCCCGCCCGTACCAGGCCGAGGCCATCAAGGCCTTGATCTCCGGCTGGAACGGGGACCGCAACCGCCTCGCCGTCGTCCTCCCGACCGGCGCCGGCAAGACCGTCGTCTTCGCCAACCTCATCAGCGAGCTGCTTCCGCAGCTGGGGGGGCTGCGTGCCCTGGTCATCGCCCACCGCGAGGAACTCATCGAGCAGGCCGCGGCCAAGGTCCGGGCCGTGCGCCCCGACCTGCGGGTCGGAGTCGTCAAGGCCGAGCGCGACGAGCACCAGGACGTCGACGTCATCGTCGCGAGCATCCAGACCCTGGCCGTGGAGCGCCGCCGGAACGCCATCCGCGACATCGGGGTCGTCATCGTCGACGAGTGCCACCACGCCGCCGCCCGTAGCTACATGACGGTGCTGGAACACTTCGGCGCCTGGCGCGGCCTGCCCGTCGCCGGATTCACCGCCACCATGACCCGCACCGACGGCGGCCTCGCCGACGTCTGGGAAGAGGTCGTCTTCACCCTCGACATCCTGGAGATGATCGAGGACGGCTACCTCTGCGACGTCCGCGGAAAGCGGGTCACCGTCCCCGGCCTCGACCTGGACTCGGTGAAGTCCCGCGCCGGCGACCTTCAGGAAGGTCAGCTCGGTCAGGCCCTGGACGACTCCGGCGCCGCCGAGGTCGTCGCCGAGGCGTACCGGCTCCACGCCGGAGACCGAGCGGGCGTCGTCTTCACCCCGACCGTCGACACCGCCCGGTCCATGGCCGAATCGTTCACCGCAGCTGGCCTCCCGGCGGCCGCCGTCTGGGGCGACATGTCCCGCGACGACCGCGCGGCCGCGCTGGAGAGTTACCGGCGCGGCGACGTCCAGGTCCTCACCAACTGCATGGTCCTCACGGAAGGATTCGACGCACCCTGGACGTCGTGCGCGGTCATAGCCCGGCCCACCAAGTCGGCGGGCTTGTACTGCCAGATGGCCGGCCGTGCGCTCCGTCTGTGGGAAGGCAAGAAGGACGCGCTGATCCTCGACGTGATGGGCGCCTCCACCCGCCACAAGCTGGCGTCCATCGTCGACCTCACCGGCCGCGACATCGTCATGGAGGACGAGGACCAGACGCTGCGGGAGGCGGTACGGGAGGCTGAAGAGAAGGCGCAGCGACGCCTCGACCTCTCCCGCATCCAGGTGGAGGAGATCGACCTGTTCCACGGGTCGACCGTGCGCTGGCTGAAGACCGAGTCGGGCGTGTGGTTCATCCCCACCGGTGACACCTCCTACGTCTTCCTCGTCCGGAACCCGGCCGATCGGACGTACTGGCTGCGCCGGTACGACACCGCCCACGGGATCGTGGGGCCCCGGCGCGACGTGCCGCTCCCTCTGGCCGAGGCGAAGGCGTGGCTGGAGCAGCAGGCCCGCGCGTCCTCCAGCCGGTGGCTTGCCACCCGCTCCGCGGCCTGGCGGCACAAGCCGGCCAGCGTCAAGCAGCTCAACTTCTGCCGCCTGAAGGGCATCCAGGTCCCCCACGGCAGCACCGCCGGCGAGGTATCCGACCTCCAGGCCATCCACCAGTTCACGACGATCCTCCGTCGTCTCAGCGCCCCGGTCGCGGCATGAAAGGGGAACCCGTGCAACACCCGCCCAAGGTGATCGGGCTGGACCTGAGCCTCACCTGCACCGGCGTAGCCGGCGAGGGCTGGACCGACACCATCCGCCCGCGCACCGGCGTTCGCGGTCACCCTCGGCTCGCCTTCATTGTCGAGCGCGTTGCCGAGCACATCGCAGGCGCCGACCTGGTCGTGATCGAGGGCCCCTCGTTCGGCGGCGGCGTCGCCCACCGGCACGAGGACCTCGCCGGGCTCCGCGTCATGGTCCGCCACGCCTGCTGGCGCCGCGGCATCCCCTACGCGGTCGTGCCGCCGTCCTGCCGGGCCCTGTACGCCACAGGAAAGGGCTCGGGCTCCAAGGGCGCCGTCCGTGACGCCGTCCGCACCCTCTACGGAATCGAGTGCGACGGGCCCGGCCGCTACGACCAGGCCGACGCCTATGTCCTCCTCGCGATGGGCCTGCACCACCTCGGCTGGCCCCTCGCCGTCGTCCCCGACACCCACCGCCGCGGCCTCGAAGGATGCCAGTGGCCCACCACGGAAGGACTCGCAGCATGACCCAGAACGAGATCGTCCTGTTCGTCTCCGGCCTGCTGATCGGCTTGCAGATCATGGCTGTCGTCTGCATGGTCCGCGACATGCGGGAGGCTGACCGTAACCTGGCCTGCGCCGAGAAGGACCGGAAGCGCGCCGCGGGCGACATCTTCCTGGACAGCTTGGAGACGTACCGGCTCCTGCAGCGACTGGAGGCCCGGCGATGAGCAACGCCACTACGGCAGCGTGGGAATGGCAGGACGGGCCCGACGCGGTCACCGCGACCTGGCGAGTCGGCGGCTGGCCTATCGACCCGGCCGTCACCGACTCGCTCACCCGCCGCTGCGGCTCAACCTCGAGCGGCCCCGCGCGGTCGTCGTGCCGGAGGCCGGCCGAGTGGAAGGTGGAGCGGCGCCAGGGCGGCCGCGTGCGCACGGCCTGGTACTGCACGCGGGACCTGCCGTCGACGGAGGCCCCGCCGAGGGATGCGGAGCAGGTGCTGTGACCGTCTGCGAGCTGTGCGGCGAGGAGGCGGCCGGCCGGTATCTGTGCCAGCGGCACACCGTGGAACTGGCCAAGCGCCTGGACGAACTGCCCAAGGTGTACGCCGAGGTGAGCGAGTGCCTGGTGCCCCGCGGCCACGGGTGGGGCGAGATCGTCGCCACCCGTGGCGCGGCCGGCCCCCGGTCGCCGCTCAACGAGGACGTCCTCGACACCGTGAACTGGAACCGGGCGGCCGAGGTGCTGCGCCTCTGGAGAACCGATGTCCAGCGGGAACGGTGGCCGCAGCATTCGCCCCCACCCCCGCCGGCGGACCTCGCCGCGGACTGCCGGTGGCTCGCCCAAGAGCTGGACTGGATCGTCGACCACTACCCGGCCGCCGGGGAGCTCGCGCGGGAGACGCGGGAGCTGGAGACGGCGGCCCGGTCGATCGTCGGCGACCCGGCGCCGCGCCCGCAGCGGCTCGGTACGTGCGTGGCTGTGGTGAACGACGAGGGGTCCGTTTGTGGCGCGGTCGTATCCCGGCTGCCGGGGCAGACTCGGGCCACGTGCCGGTGGTGTGGCTACCGCTACGAGTCCGAGCAGGACTGGCTGCTGCTGCTGCACTTCCAGCCGAAGGAGGTAGCGTGAATATCGCATGCCCCCTTGTGCGTAACCCCTCCTGTGATAACCTCGGGGAGGTGGAAACGCCTACATGGCGGGACCGCCTTCGCACGGAAGACGAGTTGCTGGAACAGCTCGAGGACCAAGCGGAAGCGGCTCGCAGACGACGGGCGCAAGCCCTGAAGGACGGGGCCGACGAACTCGGCAGCGTCTACAAGGTCGCGCAGCAGTTGGGCCTCAGCTGGACCGCTGTCGCGAACGCGATCAAGAAGTACACAACGAAATAGAGCGAGGGCCGGACAGCAGCTCTCCAGGTGCTGGAACACCCGGAGGCGCGCGCACCATCCGACCCTCTACGCCCCCGGAGCGCAGCCACGCCCCGGGCACTTGACCACAGGAGATGAGCCCTCCCATGGCCCAGCAGAACTCTAGCGCGCCCGAAAGCGCGCAGATCAACCCGCGTGAGCCCCTCCACGGGGCCGCCGCCCTCGCCGTCCGCGACCAGCTGCGCGAGCCGTCCAACCCCAACCTGGACATCGCCGTGCACGTCGCCCGCGAGATGCTCGCCGCCTACGGCAGCACGGACTACGCGGACCCCGCCGCCGTCGCCCAGGCGTTCGGCGCGACCCGCGAGTCCCTCCGGATCCTCCTGAGGGCCCTCGGTGCCGAGCCCGTCGACGAGCAGGAGGCGGTACGCCGCTCCGTCGACGCCCAGTTCCCCGCCGTCGCCGCCTTCCTCGCCACCGAGCGAGGTGAAGGCCAGTGAGTACCGCGCCCCGCAAGCAGTCCCCCCGCTACCGGGACCGCACCGTCATCCTCGACACCCTCGACCACGGCGAAGTCACCGTGCCCGAGCCCGCCTGGTGCACCGGCCACGACGACGACCTGGTCGGCTACCTCGCCGACATCACCCACAACGGGCCCGTCATCACCGCGGACGTCCTCACCGCCCGCTACGGGCGCACCCCGATCCTCGAGGCCCGCATCACCCAGGCCCCGCACGGAGAGATCCGCCCCGAGCCGCTGCCCCTGCTCGCCATCCAGGTGGACGTCGACGCCAGCGTCGCCACCGAGGACGGCCGGCACATCACCCAGGCCCTGCGTGCTGCCGCCGTCCGCCTCGACCGCGCCCTCGACGAGCTGGCGCACCTGCGGGGTGAGCGCCGATGAGCACGCTGACCACCTGGGCGCAGGCGCACCTCCTGCCCGCGGTCATCGCGTCCGCTGTCGCCCTGGCCGTCGTCGCCGCGCTGGCCGTCGCCGGCCGTCGGGCCGTCCGCCGCACCCCGGGCGCCGTCCTCATGGCCTGCGTCGCCGCGCTCGCCTGCACCGCCTACAGCGCAGACACCAGCTGGCGGTTCGCCGCCCACAGCCTCGACATGGTCGGCACCACCGAACGCGCCGCGATGTTCGCCGCCGCAGAACTCGCGCTCTTCGCCACCGCGCTGATGGCCCGCCAGAACCTCCGCACCCAGGGCGCACCCGGCGTCCCCGGGGCCCTGGTCTGGTTCATCACCGGCGTCCAGGTCATCCCCGCCTACTCGGAATCCGGCATCGTCGGCGGCACCGTCCGCGCCGTCGTCGGCCCGATCCTCGCCGCCCTGCTCTGGCACCTCGCCATGGGCATCGAGCTGCGCCACCGGGCACCGGGCAGCGGCTCCGGCAGCCTGCCCGCCCTCCTCGCCCGCGAACTGCGGGAGCGGCTGCTGTCCCGGCTCGGCCTCGCCGTCCGCGACCGCAGCGCCGAGCAGATCACCCGCGACCGGTGGACCGTCAAGGCCGTCGCCCTCGCGGCGAAGCTCGCCGACATGCCGGAGAAGGCCCGCGGCCGTGCCCGCGTCGCCCGCCGACTGTCCGTCGCCGTCGGCAAGGCCGAGGCCGGCGCGAGCGAGGAGCAGCGCACCAAGCTGCTGGAGTTGCTCGCCGCCCGCCGGCACGCCGCCGCGCTCGCCACGATCGACCTGCCCTCGCCGTGGCAGGACACCCCCCAGGACACCGAGGACACCCAGGACGCGCCCGCGTCCTGCACCGTCCGGCCCTTTCCCGTGCCCGTCCCGCATGGTGCCCGCCTCCTGCCGATCGTCGCCCGCCCGGCGGCCCCGACACCGGCCGGGCAGGACCTCCAGGACGCGCCCGAGGACAGCGAGGACGGAGACGACGGGCCCCCGCCCGAGCCGCCCCTGATGACGACCGCCGACGTCGCCGACCACTACGGCATCAAGCCGTCGACCGCCCGCAACTGGGTCGCAGCCGGACGCATCCCCGTCCACTCCAAGGACGCCACCGGACGCAACCTCTTCCACCCCAACGACCTGCCCAACTTCCACGTGGGGGTGCCGGTATGAAGGCGCTCCTCCTCGGCAGCCTCCTCGGCCTCGTCCTGCTGCTCTGGCCGACCGCGCTGCCGCTCGCCGCCGCGACCCTCGCCGTCCTCGCAGGACAGCCCGTCGTCCTCGCGTTCGTCCTCGGCGTCCTGGCCCGTCCCGCACTCACCCGGAGGTGGACGCCGTGAACGAGTTGGAGAAGGCCGCCCGCGACGCCGTCGAGGCCGCCGACAACACCCGGCAGGTCGAGATGATCGCCGCCGTCCTCGCCGCGCAGCAGCTGCTCGCCCAGCAGCAACCGCAGGCGCCCGCCTGCCAGCACCAGCACCGCCAGGGCCGCCCTGCCTCCGAGTGGCTCGGCATCGGCGCGGCGGTGTGCGTCGGCGGGGTGGGGCTGGCGTTCGCGTCCATCGCCATCGCCATCGGTGCCCTGTCCGTCGCCGTCCTCGCCCTGGTCGTCCGCTCCATGTGGGCCGACGTGCAGCAGGGGAAGCGCCGGCGCTGACCGGCTGCCCGATCCGCCCAGGCCCTCGCGGCCCGGGCGGTGAGGGGAGCCGGGACAGCCCCGGCCAGGGAGGAGACCCCGATGCCCGCCACGAACCACGACCCGCACACCTGGGGCGAACTCGCCCGCGTCGTCGGCCTCGGCGTCCGCATCCAGCACCGCAAGGCCCGCGGCAAGGGCACCAAGCGGCTGGAGAACCGCGCCGAGAAGATCACCGCCCAGGCGCAGGAGCGCGAGGCCAAGAAGGCCCGCGAAGCCGCGGACCGCCGCAAGAAGAAGTAGCCACGCCCCGGGGCGGCCGTCTGTGCTGCCAGGCTCGCCGGCCGCCCCGGGCTCCCGTCCCTCCGCAGAGAGAAGGAACCCACATCATGACCGAGACCACGCTGCAGCGGGTCAACGGGCACACCGAACCGCAGGTCACCCTGCTGAAGTTCGCGCCCGAGCCCACCCCCGACGAGCAGCCCGCCGAGGTGGAAGCCGTCGACCGGGCAGACAACCCCCTCGCCGACTGGCTCACCGTCCCCGACGTGCCGATCCTCCCCGCCTGGGCCCGCTCCGCCGCCTCCCTCAAGGCCAACACCATCGCCCTGGGCCGCCTGTGCGCCTGGCAGGCCCGCTACCACCTGCTCCGCACCCCCAAGTACGCCTGGCGGGTCGCCTGGCTGGCCACCAAGGGCCTGTGGCGCGCCCTGCGCGGCCTGTGGCCCACCCTCACCGCCCACGACCAGACCGCCCCGGTGAAGGCCCTGCGCGCCCAGGTGAAGGCCAAGCCCGACGACGTCGATCTGGCGGTGAAGTACGCGCTGCTGCACCGCGAGCGCACCGTCGCCCGCCGCTGGCGGTGGGGTGCTGCCGCAACCGCCGTCGCCGCCGCTGCCGTCGGCTGGTACCTCGCCCCTCCGCTCCTCCAGGCCGGCATGGTCGCCGCCGTCGCGCTGCCCCTGGCCTACCTGGGCCGTGGGGACGACGTGCAGCTCCTCGACAACCCCACCCCGCCCCTGCGCGTCGACATGAGCGCCCAGCAGCTCAACGACGCCCTGCGCGCCGCCGGACTCCTCAAGCAGGGCAAGGGCGACGACGAAGGCCCCCGCGTCACGTGCGTGATGGGCCCCGTCCGCGACGGCAACGGCTGGGCGACCGTCTTCGACCTGCCCAAGGGCGGCGGGAAGACCGCCGCCGACGTCCTGGCCAAGCGGACCGCCATCGCCGCCGAGCTCGGCGTCGACGAGATCCAGGTCATCGCCTCCCGCGTCCGCGCCGCCGCTGGCGGCAACGCGGGCCGCGTCTCCATGTGGGTCGCCGACGATGACCCCTACCTGGGCGCCCCGGTGCCGTCGCCGCTGGTCAAGGCCGGCACCTTCAGCGTGTGGGAGCCGATCCCGTTCGGACAGGACGCACGCGGCAACCGCATCACCGTGCCCGTCATGTGGCAGTCCCTGTTCTTCGGCGGCCTCCCCCGGCGCGGCAAGACGTTCACGCAGCGCCTCATGACCGCCGCCGGCCTCCTCGACCCCTACGTGCGCCACTACGTCGCCGACGGCAAGGGCGGCGCCGACTGGATGCCGATGAAGGCCGTCGCGCACCGCCTGGTCATGGGCGCCGAGGACGACGCCGTGGAGGCGCTGAAGGCGATGCTGAAGGAGCTGCTGGCGGAGATGGAGCGCCGGTTCGTCCTGCTGCGCGGCCTGCCCGTCTCCGTGTGCCCCGAGGGCAAGCTGACTCCCGCCATCGTCGAGAAGTACAACCTGCCCGTCATCTTCGTGACCATCGACGAGCTGCAGGAGTACTTCACCGCCATGGAGCGCGAGGACCGCGAGCAGGTCATCAACGACCTGTGCCGCATCGCCCGCCGTGGGCCCGCAGCTGGGTTCATCTGCAACTTCGCCTCCCAGCGGCCCGACGCCGACTCCGTGCCCACCAAGCTGCGGGAGATCATCACCCTGCGGTACTGCACGCAGGTCGTCGACCAGACGTCCAGCGACATGGTCCTCGGCAAGGGAAAGGCCGCCCAGGGCGCCGACGCCTCTGTGCTCTCCGAGGACCACAAGGGCACGGGCGTCCTCGTCACCGGCCCCGCGTCGTTCGTCACCGTCCGCGCCGACTTCCTCGACGGGCCCGCCTTCTCCGAGCTGTGCCAGCGCGGCCGCGCCCTGCGCGTCAAGCACAACCAGCTCACCGGCGACGCCTGCGGGGACGTCACCGCCGCAGCCGACCAGGCCGGCCTCAGCATCGCGCCCGTCCTGTCCGACTGCCTCGACGTCATGCGGCACACCGACCGGATGCACACCGTCGACCTCCTCGACCGGCTCGTCAACGTCGACGAGGACCGCTACGGCGACTGGGACGCCGAGCAGCTGGCCGCCGAGCTGGAGGCTGCGGGCGTCGACCGCACCACGAAGCAGGTGAAGGTGGGCGGGGTGAACCGCGCCGGGTACCGGCGGGCCGACCTGGAGGCCGCGGTGCCGGCGGAACTGCTGCTGTCCGCGCGGCGGGTAGACCCCACCCCCTCTACAAGGCCTGCTACGAACACCCCCGCCGACGGCTCCGCCGAGGGCGCCTGATGTAGAGGGGGCCCGCTACCCCGGTAGTGACCTTGGTAGAGGGCCCCCACCTGCAAGGTAGTGCCCGTAGAGGGGGCAGGAGGCCACCCCCTGAACAACGCTCCAGGCGGCATCATGGAGGCATGGAGTCGCAGATGATCCGGCCCGGCTACCTCACCGCCCACCAGGCCGCCCGCGTGCTTGGCGTCGAGCTGACCGGCCTCCGCTCGATCGTCCACCGCGGTCAGCTCACCCGCTCCGGCGGCAGCCCCCGGCAGCCCTGGTACGCCGCCGCAGACGTCGCAGCCCTCGCCGCGAAGCGAGCCCGCCGCGCCGCCGCTTGACCGCAGGTCACGCCGAGTGCAACGATCTCGGTGAACAACTGTGCCCCGAAACGGGCACCCACAGACTCACCACGACGCCCCGACGGAACACCCGGTCGGGGCGTCGTCGTGTCCAGACGTCCGCGCAGGGCACCCCCGTTCGCTCACACGAGGCGGGCTGTTGCTGACGCCGCCCTGCGCGGGCACACACACCCGCTGCCCGGCGATGGGGCAGGGAGCCTCCCCCGTGGGCGTCCCGAGCACGGACGTTCACCAGGTGTGCGCGCAGCGACCGGGCAGCGGGCCAATGCCAGCCGAGCCCGGCACAGCGCACACCAGCGCGGCCGGGCTCACCCATGCATGGAGGACACCGTGCTGCACCAGGCGCTCATCGTCGTTGAGATCCAGCAGGCCGACCCCGACCCCAACGGATGGATCCAGGTCCAGGCCACCGGACGCGCCTGCATCGTCTGCCCCTGCGGCCTCAACACCGGCTTCATCGACAAGACCGACGCCGCCCAGCAGCACCGCGACCACCTTGAGAACCGGTTCATCCGCCACTACCCCGAGAACGCACAGGCCCAGGCCGTCGTGAACGAGATGGTCGACAGCCTCGCGGGAGAAGGCTGACCCCGTGGCCCGCAAGGCCATGCAGGTCTGCCCAACCCCTGGATGCCCCACCCTGACAACAGGGGGCCGCTGCGAAAACTGCCAGACCCGAGCACAACGCCGGCGCCCCACCCCAACCGCCAAGGGCTACGACACCCGCTGGGACCGCACCCGCGCCGCCTACCTCAGAGCGCACCCCTACTGCGAGTGCGACGACTGTGAGGCCCTGCCCCCGCTGCTGCGGCCCCGAGCCACCGAGGTCAACCACCGCGACGGCCTCGGCCCCCTCGGACCACGCGGCCACGACTGGGCCAACCTCCAGTCCATGACGAAGGCCCACCACTCCCGGCACACCGCAAGGGAGCAGCCCGGAGGCTGGAACGACCGCGAACGGTGACGCAACGGCATCATCGCAGGTCAGCGGCCTGAACGACGCAAAAGTGCAGGTCAGAGGCGGTGCCGACCCTGGGGGGTGACCCCCTCCCGGTAGGGGGCCCGGAACGCCGGGGAGGGCTCTGGGGGGCGAGCCGGGTCAGAGGGTCCATGATCCACAACCGGCCGTGACGCAAGGTGACGGCCATCGGTGCTGCGCAACGCAGCTCGGAGGAGTGATCGCTATGCCCCGAGGGGGACACGCTGCGTCCGGTCCGCCGCCGGACCCGAACTCGCTGAGGTCTGCGAAGGCCGTGCAGAGCGGTGGCTGGACGACGCTGCCGGCGGAGGGCCGCACTGGTCCGGCGCCGGAGTGGCCGCTGACCGAGCAGACCGACCGTGAGGCGGCGCTGTGGGAAGACCTGTGGGCCAAGCCGCAGGCGGTTGCCTGGGAGGAGATGGACCAGGTCCTCGAGGTCGCGCTGTTCTGCCGGACCTTGGCGGAGGCGGAGCGGCCGGACTGCCGGGTGGACGTGAAGAAGATGGTGCGCAGCTACCTGGACAGTCTCGGGCTGAGTGTGGCGGGCATGCTCCGCAACCGGTGGAAGGTCGGCGTGGCCTCTGCGGGCGACGACCTCCCGGTGTCCTCGGCTCCGGGCAGGCGCCGGCCCAGCGCGCGTGACCGGCTGAAGGTCGTGCCCAGTGGCGAAGGGGCCTGACGCCGGGCCGGAGTTCGTTGTCGACTTCCCCACGCTGTGGGTTGTCCCGGACTGGATTGAGGCGCACTGCCCTGTTCCGGACGGGTTCCGCGCGGGCGAGGACCTGGAGCTGTACCCGTGGCAGTTGTGGTGCACGGTCAACCACTACCGGGTCAAGGAGACCGCCCAGGTCGGGCAGCTGGCGCCGGCGTTCTTCTACCGCCGTAGCCAGATCGTGGCGCCGCAGAAGACGGGTAAGGGCCCGTGGTCGGCGACCATCACCTTGGCCGAAGCCGCCGGCCCTGTCGTCTTCAACGGCTGGGCGCGTGGCGGGGAGCGGTTCCGGTGCTCGGACCATGGCTGTTCGTGCGGCTGGTGGTACGCCTACGAGCCGGGCGAGCCGATGGGCCGGCCGTGGGCGACGCCGCTGCTCCAGCTGATGGCGACGTCCGAGGCGCAGGTCGACAACATCTACCGGCCGTTGCAGTCGATGGTGAAGCGCGGTCCGCTGTCCGAGCGGATGAAGGTCGGCGAGGAGTTCACCCGGGTCGGTGACGACGGGAAGATCGAGACGGTGACGTCGTCGGCTCTGTCCCGACTGGGCAACCCGATCATCTTCGCCATGCAGGACGAGTCTGGCCTTTACACCGCGGCGAACAAGCTGCGGAAGGCGGCGGAGACGCAGCGTCGTGGCGCGGCCGGTATGGGCGGCCGGTCGATGGAGACGACGAACACGTGGGATCCGTCGGAGAACTCGGTGGCGCAGACGACTGCGGCGTCGAAGCGCCGGGACATCTTCCGCTATCACCCGCAGGCGCCGAAGTCGTTGTCGTACAAGGACAAGCGGCAGCGCCGGAGGATCCACGCCGCCGTGTACGCGGGCTCGGCGCACGTCGACCTCGACGCCATCGAGGCCGAGGCCGCGGAGCTGATGGAGCACGACCCCGCGCAGGCGGAGCGCTTCTACGGCAACCGCGTCGTCTCCGGTACGACGGCGTGGCTGGACGGTGTGAAGTGGGAGGCACGGGCAAAGCCGCGCACGGTGAAGCCGCGCACCACGGTGGTGGGCGGTTTCGACGGCTCGGACATCGACGACCACACGGCGATCCGGCTGGAGACCCTGGACGGCTACCAGTTCACCCCGACCTACGGGCCGGACAGGCTGCCCACTGTGTGGAACCCGGCCGACTACGGCGGGCAGGTGCCCCGCCTCGAGGTCCAGGCCGCCATGGACGAGGTCATGAGGACCTACAACGTGGTGCTGCTGTACGCGGACCCCCCGTATTGGGAGTCCGAGGTGGACGCGTGGGCGGAGAAGTACGGCGAGCGCAAGGTGATCCGCTGGAAGACCAGCCGGATCGTGCAGATGCACGCGGCGTGTGAGCGGCTGAAGACCGACGTGACGAAGAAGGACACGAAGTTCACGCACGACGGCTGCCCCATCACCGCCGACCACGTGGAGAACGCTCGTGCGGCCGCCCGCCCGGGTGACCGGTACGTCCTTCGGAAGGCGTCCGAGGCTCAGAAGATCGACGCCTGTGTGACGAGCGTCCTGGCGCACGAAGCGGCCGGTGACGCCATCGCGGCGGGGCTGGCCACCCGCAGGAAGAACTACTACTACGGCGCATGAGAGGGGGCCTGGCGTGGCTGACGATGACGACCTGAAGAAGGCGAAGGCCCTCGTTGAAACGCTGGAGAAGGAGCTCACCGCGCGGGTCGGCGACATCGACACGTACAAGGCGTACTACCGGGGCGAGCAGGCCCTGAAGTTCGCCTCGGACGAGTTCCGCAAGTACCACGGCGACCGCTACAAGGACTTCTCCGACAACTGGGTGCAGGTGGTGTCCGACTCCCCCGTGGAGCGGATGACCGTCACTGGCATCAAGCCGTATGGTGCCGACCAGGCGGACGCCGAGTCGATGCGGGTGTGGCAGGTCAACGGCCTTGACGCCGACAGCCAGCTCGGCTTCCTCGGGTCGGTCATGTCCGCCCGCTCGTTCGCGCTGGTGTGGGGCGACCCAGACGACGACGAAACCCCCGTCGTCACGTTCGAGGACGCCTCCAGCTGCATCGTCGCCTACGAGCCCGGCAGCCGGCGCAAGCGGCGCGCGGCCCTGCGGCGCTGGCAGGACGGCGACAAGTTCATGGCCGTGCTCTACCTGCCAGACGAGGTCTGGAAGTTCGAGCGGCCCCTGGAGGGGGCGGTGAAGACGGAGGACATGGCGTCCGTCGACACGCAGCTGAACGCCTGGCGGCCGCGCGAGATGCGCGACGAGCCGAACCCGCAGCCCAACCCGATGGGCGTGGTTCCGGTGGTGGAGCTGCCCAACCGGCCGCTGCTGGCCGACGACCCCATCTCCGACGTCGCCGGCGTCGTGCCGATGCAGGACGCGGTGAACCTGCTGTGGGCCCAACTGTTCACCGCCTCCGACTACGCCGCGTTCCCACAACGGGTCGTGCTCGGCGCTGAGCGGCCGATGATCCCGATCCTGAACGAGGCTGGCGACGTCATCGCCGAGAAGCCGCTGGATCTGGAGAAGCTCGCGGCGGACCGCATCGCGTTCATCACCGGGGAGAACGCCAAGATTGCCGAGTGGACGGCCGCCAACCTGGAGGCGTACACGAAGGTGATCGAGGTGGCGGTGGGGCACATCGCCGCGCAGACCCGCACCCCCCAGCACTACCTGATCGGGAAGATGGCCAACCTCAGTGCGGATGCGCTGCTGGCTGCCGAGACCGGTCTCGTGAAGCGGGTGGAAGAGAAGCAACTCTGGTACGGCCAGGCGCTGCGGGAGCTGTTCGCGCTGATCGCTCTGGCGCAGGGCGACGACGAGAAGGCCAAGAGCCTGCGCGCCGGATACATGCTGTGGGCGGACGCGGAGTCCCGCAGCCAGGCGCAGCTGGCGGACGCGCTGCTGAAGCTGAAGCAGATCGGGTTCCCGTTTCAGTTCCTGGCCCAGAAGTTCGGGCTCACCCCGGCCGAGGTGGTCGACCTGCTCGCGATGATTGAGCGGGAGAACCAGCTGGATCCGCTGGGTGCGGCGGCCGCCATGATGTCCCAGCGGCCGACACCGCCGGATGAGCCGGGCGCCCTTGAGGAGGGCGAACCGGCGGAGGGAGCGGCGTGAGCGTCCCTCCGACGGCGCGCGACCACCAGCAGCAGCGGGCCGCGCAGGCGGCGACCACGGCGGCCGCGGTGCGCCAGGTGTGGAACACCGTGGACCCCGAGCATCTGGAGGAGTCGTGGCTGGCCCGGGCGGCGCTGGTTGCCGGGCTGATCCGGTCCGGGCAGACGGCGGCCGCCGCGACGGCCGAGTCGTATCTGACGCAGGAGGTCGGCCCCGGCGAGGGCGCCATCGACCCGGAGGTGGCGGCGGAGGCGGCCGGCGACCTCGGGGTGCCGCTCATCTATCCGCTGGCCATCGCGATGAACCGGCTGCGGCGCGGCTTCACGCTGGGTCTGTCGATCCTGTCTGGGGCGTACTTCCTGGAGATGGTCACCCGCACGCTCATCGCTGACGCGGGCCGGATCGCTGACATGGCCGGGATGATCGCCCGCCCTCGGGTGGTGTCCTACGTGCGGGTGGTGGAGCTGCCCGCGTGCGCGCGGTGCATCATCCTCGCCGGGCGCGAATACTCCCTCTCCGAAGGGTTCCTGCGGCATCCGCGCTGTGACTGCACGCTGGCCCCGCGCCGGCCGGGCGACACATGGGAGCTGGCGTCCCCTGAGCGGCTGTTCGAGCAGCTGACCGAGGCGCAGCGGCGGCGTGCGTTCGGCGAGGCCGGTATGAAAGCGATCGCTGAGGGAGCGGATATCGCGCAGGTGGTCAACGCCCGGCGCGGCATGACCCAGGTGACCCGCTACGGCCGGCAGGTGCAGGCGACCCGTGAGGGCACCACTCGGCGCGGCCTGTACGGCTCGCGTGTGAGGAAGTTCCAGCGGGCTGCGGGCGACCGCTACGCGCGGGCGAAGACGCCCCGGCTCATGCCGGAGGAGATCATGCGGCTGGCTGACGGCGACCGCGAGCACGCCATCCGGCTGCTGAAGCGCAACGGCTACATCGTCTAGAGAGACCTACCCACCCCAAGGGGGCGCCGCAATGGCGCCCCCTTCGCATGCACCCGCAATGGGAGAGATCACCATGCACGCACTGCCCATCCACCCGCTCACCGGCGCCCGCGCGCTGGGCTGGCGCAAGGCCCGCCCTGGCGAGGACGAGGACGAGCTGTACCCGATCTGGCCCATCCTCGGCGGCGCCGAGGACGACGGAGACGCCGCTGGTGACGGCGGCCAGGGCGACGACACCGGCGACGGTGACGGCGGCCAGGACGACGACACCGACGACGACGGCGACCAGGACGACGACCCGGAAGGCGCCGACCAGCTCGGCGACCCGGGCAAGAAGGCGCTGGACGCCATGAAGGACAAGTGGAAGGCGGAGCGCGAGAAGCGCCGGGAGGTGGAGCGGCTGCTGGCCGAGCGGGACAAGCCCGCCGACGGCGACGCCCCCGACCCCGAGGCGATCGTGCGGCAGGCCGAGCAGGCCGCCATGGCCAAGGCCAACGAGCGCATCGTGAAGGCGGAGGTGAAGGCGGCGGCGGCCGGAAAGCTGGCCGACCCTGCCGACGCCTACAAGTTCCTGGACCTGAGTCAGTTCGAGGTGGACGCCGACGGCAACCTCGACGCCGACGAGGTCGCCGACGCGATCGACGACCTGCTGAAGTCCAAGCCCTACCTGGCCGCGCAAGGCGGCACCACCAAGCGGTTCCAAGGGACCGCGGATTCCGGCGCCCGCAAGGGGACTGGCCGGCCCTCCCAGCTCACCCGCTCCGAGCTGAAGCGGATGAGCCCCGAGCAGATCGTCAAGGCCAAGGCCGACGGCCGCCTGGACGACGTGCTCGGCATCACCCGGTAAATCCCCTGTAAGGAGAAGACCATGGCTGTAGACACCTTCATCCCGGAGGTGTGGAACGCTGACCTGCTCGTGTCGCTGAAGAAGCGGTACGTGTTCGGGCAGCCCGGGGTCGTCAATCGTGACTACGAGGGCGACATCAGCGAGTACGGCGACACCGTGCACATCGGCACCCTGACGGCGCCGACCGTGTCGACGTACACCAAGAACTCCACCACGATCAACCCGCAGACGCTGACCACCACGGATCAGACGCTGCTCATCGACCAGGCGAAGTACTTCGCCTTCGAGCTGGACGACGTCGACGCGCGGCAGGTCCGCGACGGCGGGCAGCTGCTGACCAAGGCGGCCCAGGAGGCGGCCGACGCGCTCAGGGACACGGCGGACGCTTTCCTCGCCACCCTGATGACCGCCAACGCGGGCAACGTCATCACCGCGGGCGCCGCCGCAACGGCGGACGCCGCATACAAGATCGTGCTCGGTCTGCGGCTCCGGCTCGACAAGGCCAAGGTTCCGTCCGAGGGCCGGTTCCTTCTCGTGTCCCCGGACTTCTACGCCCTGCTGCTGCAGGACGCGCGGTTCATCGACGCCTCGCAGTACGGCTCCACGGCGCCGATCCAGAACGGTGAGGTGGGCCGGATCCTGGGCTTCCAGGTGTTGGTGTCCCTCAACCTCCCTGAGGGCACTGCCGGTACCGCTCCGGCGGTGTCGAACTTCGTGGTCGCCGGCCACGCAATCGCCACCACGTTCGCCGAGCAGATCAACAAGACCGAGGCGTACCGCCCTGAGAACTCCTTCTCGGACGCGGTCAAGGGGCTGCACCTGTACGGCGCGCGGGCCGTGCGCCCGGAGGCGCTCGCGGTCATGGACGTCGACGTCACCTCTGGCGTCTGAGAAGGGAGCTGAGAGTCATGGCTGAGATCAGCGTGGAGGTCGTGAACAACAGCGGCCAGACGGTCGGCCTGCAAGTCGAGGAGGGCGGCGAGACGCACGAGTACCTGAAGAAGCTCGTGCGCCGCGACGACCTCCAGAGCGTCACCAAGGTGACCGCCCGCAAGGCTCCTGCCAAGCAGGCTGGCGGAAGCAAGCCGCCGGCCGACGAGAAGTAAGAGGAGGCCACCGTGGCACTGCAACCCCTGGCGACGGTGGCCGACCTCACCGCCCGCGGCCTCACGGTCGACGCCTCCGAGACGGCCATCGTCGGCGTCTACCTGGACGTCGCGAGCGCGGCTGTGCGCGCGGCGGCCGGCGTCCCCATCAGCGAGACGACGTCCACCGTCACCCTGGAGGGCGAGCCGTCGCAGTGGCTGTCCCTGCCCGGCCCGCCCGTGCGGTCCGTGCAGGTGGTCACCGTCGACGGCCAGGTGCTGGCCGCCACTGACTACAGGCTGCGCTCCGGCCGTCTGTGGCTGGCGCGCGGCTGGTCGTACCGGCGGGAACCGTCCGAGGTCACCGTCACCTACACGCACGGCCTGCCCGCCGTGCCGGCGGACATCGTGGACCTGGTGTGCCGGATCGCGGCGGCCGCGCTGGTCGCGTACCGGTCTCAGCCGGACGGCGAGGGCCTGGCCGCGCGGGACGTGCGCTCCGAGCGCATCGGGGACTACTCGGTGCAGTACGGCGACGGCGGCCGCATCACCGAGATGGAGCTCCCGCCCTACCTGCGCGAGCAGCTACGTGCCCGCTTCGGCGGGGGCGTAGCGGTGGTGAGGTCGCGGTGAGCCGGGTCGGACGCCTGCTCAACACCTCGGTACCGGTGTGGCGGGCGAGCACCGTGGACGACGGCGGGGGCGGCCAGGAAACCACCTGGGCGCAGGTCGCCACGCTGCGGGCCCGCCGCTCGCAGCCGACCGCACGGGAACGGCAGGCCGCCGACCAGGACGGCGCCCGCCTCGATGAGACCTGGTACTTCCACCCCGGCGCCGACGTGCGCCGCGGGGACGAGCTGCGGCCAGCGGGCCGGGTGCTGGAAGTGGTCGCCACGTTCGAGCCGTCCGAGCCCGGCACCTACCTGCGGGCGGACTGCACCCTGCGCCAGCAGGCCACCACGTAGGAGGAAAAGCATGGCCCGACGCATCAGGCTGGACGGCCTGCAGGACGTGCTGCGCGCGATCGGACGCATACCCGAGGCAGCCGACGCCGCGCGTGCGGAGACGCTGCACGAGTGGGCCGACAACGTCCAGGGCACGGCCGAGGACCGCGTGCCGCGCCGCACCGGCAACCTGTGGGAGGCCCTGGACCAGCGCGTCACCGAGCAGTACGGGCGGGCCGAGGTCGGCGTGTGGGACCCCGAGGAGCTGGAGTACGCGCTGTACGTGGAGAAGGGCACCAGCAGCATGCCCGACCAGCCCTACCTGGTCCCGGCGTTCGACGAGCACCGGCGTGAGGTGCCACGCGCCTACCGGGCCGCGTTCCGCCGGCGCATGGGAGGTGCGGCCTCATGACCTCCGCACTGTGGCCGCTGCAGCGGGCCGTCTACGCCAAGCTCACCGGGCACCAGCCGCTGATGGCGCTCGTGTCCGGCGTCTACGACGAGGTCCCGGAGAACGTCGCCCACCCCTACGTCTCCATCGGTTCGATCACCGAGGACGTCGACGACGCCCACAACGCCCGCGGCCTGGAGGCCACGGTGGTGCTGCACGTGTGGTCGAAGTACCGCGGCTACCGGGAGGCATCCGAGATCCTCACCGTCCTCGATGCGGTGCTGGACCGCAAGCCGCTGGACGTGGACGGCTTCACCGACGTGTCCATCGCGCACCGCCAGCACAACGCGATGCGCGACCCCGACCCCGACATCAGGCACATCAATGTCAGCTACCGCGTGTGGCTGACGAAAGCAGAGGAGTAGGCCATGGCTGGTCTGGACGCGTTCGGCACCCAGCTGGAGCGCGGCGACGGCGCCGCGACCGAGGTGTTCACGCCGATTGCGAACGTCACGAACATCACCCCGCCGGGCATCGAGCGGGAGACCTACGACGTCACCGCCCACGATTCCCCCGACGGGTGGCGGGAGTTCATCGGCGGTCTGAAGGACGGCGGGGAGGTGGAGATCGAGCTGAACTACGACCCGCGCGAACACGACGTCCTGGTCAGCGACTTCGAGGACTCCGCCCCGCGCAACTACCGGATCGTCTTCCCCGGGACGCTCGGCCAGTGGGCCTTCAAGGCGATCATGTCCGGCTTCGAGTCCGAGGCGCCGCACGACGACAAGCTCGCCGCGACCGTGACCTACAAGGTGTCCGGTAAGCCGACCATCACCGCAGGAACCTGAGGAGCAGCGCCAGCATGACGACTTACCTGTCCGCAGAGCAGATCCTGAGCGCCGATGACCTCGCCTTCGAGGACGTGGAGGTGCCCGAGTGGGGCGGCACGGTACGGGTGCGGGAGATGCCCGGTACCGAGCGCGACAAGTTCGAGTCCCAGTTCGTCGGCAAGGACGGCGCGAGCGTGCGGGCCGAGGGCCTGGAGGGGTTCCGGGCCCGGCTCGCCGCCGCGACGATCGTGGACGAGAACGGCCGCCAGCTGTTCCGCTCGCCGGCCGAGACGAAGAGGCTCGGGGAGAAGTCGGCCAGGGCGCTGCAGCGGGTGTGTGACGCGGCGATGCGGCTGTCGGCGATGTCTGAGGATGACGTCAAGGAACTGACGGGAAACTGAGGCGGCGGCCAGAGCGGCAGTTCTACTTCCGTCTGGCCGCCCACCTCGGGATGACCGTGCGCCAGCTGCTCGCCACGACTGGCGCCCGCGAGCTCGCCGAGTGGCAGGCGTATGAGCGGGTCTCCGGCCCGCTCGGGGGTGCGCGCGGGGACGTGCAGGCCGCGCTGATCGCCTCGGTTATCGCCGCCGTGAACCGCGGCAAGGGCCAGCGCGCGCCGAGCGTGCAGGACTTCATGCCGCGCTGGGACCGCACGCGCGTGCGCAAGACACCTGAGGAACTGTTCAAGCTGGCCATGGCCGCCAACTCCGCCTTCGGCGGCACCGTGAACACCACAACTCCATGACCGACCGCACGCGACAGGGGGTGACGCCAGGTGGCCACACTCGGATCGATGACCGTGCGTCTCGGCATCGACACTGACCAGATGCGGGCGGGCGCCGAGCGCGCCAAGGGCATCCTGGGCGGGCTCGGCAAGGCCGTGGCCGGGCTCGGCGTCGGAGCGCCGGCCGTGGCCGCGGTGGCCGCCGGTGTGGGCGGCATGGCGGCCGCGTTCGCGAGCGCCGGTGTGGCGGTCAAAGCGTTCCAGTTGGCGGTCGGCCCGCAGATGCAGGACGTCGCCGACGCCGCGGCCCTGGCTGAGGAGGCGCAGAAGGCCGCGGCCGCCGGCGCGGAGGACGCGGCCGACAAGCAGAAGGAGTACACCGACGCCCTCGCGCAGATGCCCCCGCACACGCGGGCGATGGCCAAGGAGTTCATCGGCCTGAAGAAGGACCACCAGGAGTGGTCCGACAGCCTGAGCTCGACCACGATGCCGGTGTTCACCAAGGGCCTGCAGGTGGTGCGCCGCCTGCTGCCCGCCCTGACACCGTTCGTGAAGGCCGCATCGTCAGCGTTCGGGGAGTTCGTCGACGAGATCGATCGGTCCACCAGGGGCAAGGGGCTGCAGTCGTTCGCCGACTCCATGGCGAAGGTCGCCGGCCAGAACCTGAGGGACTTCCTGTTCGGGCTGAAGAACATCGCGGTCGGGATCGGCGGCGTCATCAAGGCCTTCCTGCCCCTGTCGGACGAGATGTCCGGAGGGTTCGAGGAGTCCACCGCGGCGTTCGCCCGCTGGGGTCAGGGCCTTTCCGAGTCCGAGGGGTTCGCCCAGTTCGTCGCCATGGCGAAGCAGGGCGCCCAGACGCTGGGAACGCTCGCCACCACGGTGGGGAAGCTGCTGGTGGCGTTCGCCCCGCTGATCGGGGTCACCGCCACCATCGCGCTGCACCTGGCGGAGTTCATCAACAGCCTGCCGCCCGACGCGGTCCAGGCGCTGGCGTACTCCATCCTCGGTGCGGTCGTCGCGTTCAAGGCCTTCCGCGCCGCGTCGTCGGCGGTGGATTCCGTCACCGACATGATGAACTCCCGGCTCGGGCTGCTGGCCCGCCGCTGGGTGTCCACGGCCGCGACCAGCATCAAGTCCGGAGCGAGGATCGCCGCCTCCGCGGTCGCGTCCGCCGCCCGCACCTCGGCCGCGTGGGCTCGTGCGGCCGCCCGCACGACCGCAACGTGGCTGGCCACCATCATCCGCGTGGCCGCCGTCACCGTCGCACGGTTCGCGCTGATGGCCGCCCGCGCGATGGCGATGGCGCTGCGCATGGCCGCATCGTGGCTGATCGCGATGGGCCCGGTCGGCTGGATCATCGCCGCCGTCATCGGCCTGGTCGCGCTGATCATCGCGAACTGGGACACCGTCAAGGCCTGGACGCTGGCGGCCTGGAACTGGATCTGGAAGAAGATCCAGGGCGCGGTGCGGCTCATCCTCGCCGGGATCGACTGGCTCGGGGAGATCCCCGGCAAGATCGCACGCTGGTTCGGGCAGGCGAAGGACTGGGCCATCGCCCGTGCACTCGCCCTGGTCTCCTGGGTGCGCGGCCTGCCCCGCCGTCTGGGCGCGGCCCTGTCCTCGCTGCTCGGAGTCCTGCGCCAGCGGGCCGTCTCCAGCTTCCAGTCCCTGCGGGACGCCGCCGTGCAGCGGGCACTCGCCCTGGTCTCCTGGGTGCGCGGCCTGCCACGGCGCATCATGTCAGCGATCGGCAACCTCGGCGGGCTCCTGCGCGGCGCCGGACAGGCCCTGATCAGAGGCTTCGTCAACGGCATCAAGTCCATGCTCGGCAGCGTCAAGGACGCGGCGAGCAGCGTCGTCTCCGCAGCCCGCGACTTCTTCCCCTTCAGCCCCGCGAAGGAGGGCCCGTTCTCCGGGCACGGCTACACCACCTACTCCGGCAAGGCGCTCGTCGCCGACTTCCAGCGCGGCATCGCCAGCCAGGCACCACGGCTGCAGGACCAGATGGACGGTCTGATGGGCGGCCTCGTCGACGTGCCCGGACTGGCCACCGCCAACCACTCCCGCACCCGGCAGCTCGCCGCCCCGCAAGCCGCGCTGCGGGTCGAGCTGGCCGGGCCAGAGGACATGAAGCGGCTCATCCGCCGCATCGTGCAGACCGGCGGCCGCGGCGGCGACCTGCAAACCCTGTTCGGCACCCCGTAAGGAGGCATCGTGGCGTTCCCCGAGACCCCGCTCGACCTGCGCCTGGAACTGCTCGTTGACGGCGTCTGGGCAACGGTGCCCACCTACGAGCGGGACCGGGTGGAGGTGGAGACCGGGCGGCGGGAACTCGCGGCCGTCACCGACCCGGGCAGCCTCGGCATCACCATCAACAACCGTGCCGGCCGCTACTCCCCGCGCAATCCGCTGTCGGACCTGTACGGGAAGATCGGCCGGAACACCCCGTGCCGCCTGTCCGTGCCCGGCTCCGAGTCCTACCTCGAGGTGAAGGACAACGCCGGGTACGCGTCCACCCCGGACGTGGCGGCTCTGGACATCACCGGGTCGCTGGACCTGCGCTGGGAGGGTGAGGCCGACTGGTACGGGGTGGGGTCGCGGTTCCTCATCGGCAAGTGGGGGCCGGCCGGACAGCGGTCGTACCACATGCGTCTCCAGGACGGATACCTGGTGCTGCACGCCGCGACCGACGGCAGCACCGGCTTCTTCGCGAGCAGGCAGCTGCCCGCCCTGCCGCGTCGGGCCGCGCTGCGGGCGACCCTCACCATCGGCGCCAACTGGCTGTTCCGCTTCTACTGGGCGGAGACCATGGACGGGCCGTGGACGCAGGTCGAGACGGACTTCCCCGTGACGGCCACGGCCACGATCTGGTCGGGCACGGCGCCGCTGCGGGTCGCTCCGGCTGAGCAGCTGGACACCTCGCCGGTGCGGCGGACGTTCACGGGCCGCTGCTACCGCGCCGAGGTCCGCAACGGCATCGACGGCACGGTCGTCGCCAACCCGGACTTCCGTGCCCTGGCCGGCGGGACCACGGCGTTCACCGACAGCGCGGGCCGCACCTGGACGGTGACCGGGACCGCAGCCGTGCGGGACCGTGAAGACCTGTTCTTCGGCGAGGTATCCGAGTGGCCGCAGGAGTGGACGCTCGACGAGGCCGACGCGTGGGTGCCGATCCAGGGCTCGGGGATCCTGCGCCGCCTGGGACAGGGCCGCAAGCCCCTCCAGTCGCCGCTGCGCCGCCGTCTGCCCTCCGCCCGGCCGCTGGTGTACTGGCCGATGGAGGACGGCGCGTCCGCGATCCAGGCAGCGTCCGCACTCGATGCCGGCCTGCCACTGCGCGTGAACGGCTTCCAGTTCGCCTCCGAGGACTCCCTGCCGTCCTCCGAGGCGCTGCCCACCCTCGGGCAGGCGTCCAACCTGTACGGGGCCGTCCCCGGCGCCACAGCGGGCGGCTGGCACGCCGAACTGGTGTACCGGCTGGAGAAGCTCCCCGCGACGGAGCAGACGTTCCTTCGGCTGAGGCTCGCCCCCGGCACGGGCGGCGTCACCGAGGTCCGCGTCCGCGTGTCCGCCACCGCCATCAAGCTGGAGGCCCTGGACATCACCGGCGCTGTCGTCGCGTGGTTCCAGAACGACGCCACCGGTCCGGCCGCGTTCGTCAACACCTGGAACCGCTTGCAGATCTTCTCGTCAACGTCCGGCAGCGAGGCCCGTGTGTCCGTCGCCTGGCGGGACGTCATCACCGGCCTGTGGTGGGTCGTCTACGTCCCCTGGACGGGCACCCCCGGCCGGATCGTGTCCGTGCTGGGCTCGTGGGGCGCGGACTTCCAGGGCATGGCGCTGGGTCACCTCGCCGTGTGGGACACCGGAGGCTCCAGCCCCACCGCCCCCGGCATCACCGTCTACGAGGGCAGCGACGACGGCTACAACGGCGAGACCGCCTGGGCACGGATGCTGCGTCTGGCCACCGAGGAGAACCTCCCTCTGGCCCGCATCGCCGGACAGGAGACACCCCAGCGGGTCGGCCCGCAGACCGTCGACACGATGCTGAACCTGCTCCAGGCCGCGGCCGACGCCGACGGCGGACTGCTGCTGGAGGACCGCCGGCGGGCCGGGCTGCTGTACCGGGACCGGTCCAGCCTGTACTCGCAGAAGCCGACGCTGTCCCTGTCCTACAACCAGCGGCCAGGGCTGAAGGGGCCGCTGACCCCGGTCGACGACGACACCGCCGTCCGCAACGACCGCACCGTGAAGAGGGCCGACGGCTCCGAAGCGCGGGCGGTCCTCGAGGACGGTCCGCTGTCGGTGCAGAACCCCCCGGCGGGGATCGGCGCATACGACGACTCGGTGACGCTGGCGCTGTACTCCGACGCGCAGGCCGCGCCGATCGCGCACTGGCGGCTCCACCTCGGCACGCACGACGGGGTCCGCTACCCGACGGTGCGGATCATGCTGCACAAGGCGCCCGAGCTGATCCCGCAGATCCTGGCCCTGTCCGAGGGCGACCTGATCCGCATCACCGACCTGCCCAAGTGGGTGGGCTACGGGCACACCGACCTGATCGTGGAGGGCATCCATCACGAGGCCGGCCTGCACTCGTGGGAGGTGGAGCTGTCCTGCTCGCCGGGCCTGCCCTGGCGGGTGGCGCAGACGGCGATCCACGAGAACTTCGAGGACACCACCTACGCGGTGCAGATCACCAACGGCGGGAACCTGCCGTGGCTCCGGACGAACATCTACTCCTACACGGGGTCGTGGTCGCTGCGCTCCGGCGTCATCACCAACAACCAGACGACGGACGCCATCGTGACGGTGCCGCCGGGCATGCAGACGCTGACGTTCGCCTACCGGGTGTCGTCCGAGGAGCCGGGCCCCGGCTTCGAGGGCGACCGGTTCCTGGTCCTCGTCGACGGCGTCCAGGTGCTGCGGGTGCAGGGCACCACCGCCGTGTGGACCCGCACGACCATCGACGTCGCCGGGAAGTCCCAGGTGACGTTCCGCTACGCCAAGGACAACAGCGCCGCGGCAGGTGAGGACGCCGCGTGGATCGACGCCCTCACCTTCGAGGGGGCGAGGACGTCCCCGATCCGGGTGGACTCCGGGACCAGCACGCTCACGTCGGCGGTGACCGCCGGCGCGACGAGCCTGTCGGTGTCCGCTCAGATCCCTTGGTCGACGGCGCCGACGGACGTGCCCCTGACCATCCAGGCGGGCGGCGAGGAGATGCAGGTGACCGCGATCTCCGGCGCCACCTCGCCGCAGACGTTCACCGTGGTCCGCGCCGTGAACGGCATCAGCAAGCCGCACCCGGCGGGCACACCGGTCCGTCTGGCCGAATCCCCCGTCGTCGCCCTGTGAGGAAAGGAGGCATGTCGTGACGGCATGGCAGCCCGGAATGTTCATCACGGCGGAGCGTCTCGTCGACGACCTACCCGGCGAGTGGGCCAACGTCACGCTCACGAACTGGGCCCAAGGCGCCCTGGCATACGCCCCGCTGCGGGTGCAGCGGGACGGGACGTGGGCGCGCCTGAACGGGCACGCCCAACCGTCGGCGGCCTACTCGGGCGGCCAGGTGGCGTTCAACATCCCGGCCCCGTACCGGCCCCTGTACCAGCACTACTTCGCGGCGCCCCGCATCACCTCGGGCACGCCGACCTTCGTCGGGGTGGCCATCGGCACCAACGGGGACGTCACGGTCTACTCCACTACGTCGATCACGACGACGGACCGCTATGACTTCTCCAGGATCGGCTGGCCCCTCAACTGACACCGCACCGTCCGCACGCCCCGAGCCGCCGGCCGGGGCCTGTCTCATGAAAGGGGGAGCACGTGGCTCTGAAGCTCGTCTCCCGATCTCAGTGGGGGGCCCGGGACTACCGGCGTCCCAACGGCGCCACGCTCTACAGCGGCAAGCGCCGCGGCGTGAAGCTGCACTACCTCGGCACGGCCTACAGCGACCGCCCGCACACGCAGTGCGCCGCCTACGTCCGGCAGATCCAGGCGCAGCACATGGACGGCAACGGCTGGTCCGACATCGGCTACAGCTTCGTCGTCTGCACGCACGGCTACGTCTACGAGGGCCGCGGCCTGCGCCGCCGCAACTCGGCGAACGGCAACACCACGCTGAACAACCAGGACTACGCGGTGCTGCTGATGGTCGGCTCCTCCGGGCTGACCGAGCCGACGGACGCGCAGCTCAACGGGGCCCGCGACGCCATCGAGTACTGCCGCGAGGAAGGCCCGGCCGGCACGTGGCTCGGCGGGCACCGCGACGGCTACGCCACGGCCTGCCCCGGCGACGAGATCTACGCCTGGGTGAAGGCTGGCGCACCCCGACCCGACACGTCCAAGGAGGACGACATGCCGCTGACGGAAGCAGAGAAGAAGGAACTCGCCGCGCTGGTCGCGGACCAGGTGTGGAAGCGCGACGGGCTCCCCGTGCGCTGGGGCACCAAGGACAACCCGTCCTGGTCGGCGTACAGCATCCTGCACCACGCGACCGAGGTGTCCCGCGACAACCGGGCCCGGCTGATGCGGCTGCAGGCGGACGTGGGCGCCCTGTCCGGCGTCGTGTCCCAGCTCGCCCAGGGCGGCGGGCTGACGGCCGCCGAGATCCAGGCCGCCGCTGAGGCGGGCGCGCAGGCCGCGCTCGCCAAGCTCGGCGAGCACCTGGCCGACACCGACCCGCAGGGCTGACCACCCGGTCCCCTGCCCAACCCGAGAGAGACGAGAGATCCATGGCCAACCCGACCCCTGACTTCCCCACCCGCGGGGACGTCGAGACCGTCGTCAAGACCGGCGCCAGCTACGCGAAGGACCTCGCCGAGCGCGTCGTCTGGACCGGCCTCACCTCGGCTGCTGGCGTCGTCGTGGCCTCCGGGCCCGCCGACATGTTTCGCCTGACCTTCTGGGAGGGCGTGGGAGTCGCGGCGATCGCCGCCGGCGGCTCGCTGGTGAAGGGCCTCGTCGCCCGGTTCGTGGGCGCGAAGAACTCCGCGAGCACGGTCAAGGGGGTCTAGTGGCCACGCCTGAGGGCGTGTACATCAGCACTGCCCAGATGTATCAGGAGGTGAGGGACCTGGCTCAGACGGTCGGCCGGATCGAGTCCAAGGTCGATTCGTTCCTCGACGAGGCGAAGGACATCCGCTCGGACGTCCAGGACCACGAGCTCAGGATCCGCACCCTCGAACGCGCGCGGTGGCCGCTGCCGACGATCGGTGTCCTTGCTGGTGTCGCCGGCGCGGCCACCGGCGCCATGGCTCTCTTCACCCGATGACCGCGGCCCCGCTCTCCCTTGTGGGAGGGCGGGGCCGCTTTCGTCATGCCCGGGGCTGGTCGGCGACGTAGGAGCCGAGGCCGGGCACGGTGTACGTCCACCCGTCCTCGCGCAGCTGCCGCAGGGCTTTCTGCGCGGTCGGAATCGAGATCCCCAGCTCCTCCGACAGGGCGACCACGGACGGCACCCTCGTGCCGGGCGGGTAGGTGCCGGCGCGGATCCGCTGCACGAGGATCGCGTGCGCCTGCTGCCAACGCGGTACCGCCGAGGTGGGGTCGATCATGCACGCCACGCTAAGCACGGTGATCACTCTCCGCGAGCAGTGCATGTGCTGTATGTAGTGCATTCAAGGTATGCAAGGGGTATCGTCCGAAGACACGAAGGACCCCCGCGCCGTGCGACCGGCCGGGGGCGTGGCCACCGCTTCTGAGGAGCGACAGCATGGCAGAGCCTACGTACACCCAGCCCGCTCAGGAAGACACCCCGCGCGCGTTCGGCTGGTGCCACTGGCACCAGGGCCACAGCGAGGGCGTCCGCCTCATTGGCGTCATCGAGCAGGGCTCCGGCAGCGGCATCACGCACTTCGCCTGCGGCCCCTGCATGGCGGCCAACGGCCTCGTCCCGTTCGCCGACCGGTGACCGCCGTGCACCCCGGCTTCGTGCGCGCAACCGAGCTGCTGCCCGTACCGCGCCCGGACCGCATCCATCCCGAGCAGGCCGCCGGCCGCGCCTGCGTCTGGTGCGGCGGTGAGCCGACCATCGGCCTCGGCACCCGGCTGACCACCCGCCTCGGCGCGGTCGTCTCGTGGGCGCCGCGCGCCTGCCAGCCGTGCGCCGCCCGCGAGGCCGACCGCGTCCTCGCCATCCACGTCACCAGCTGCTACCGCTGCTGCTGCCACGACAGGTGTGCGGACGCCCGCGCGCTCCGGCAGCTCGCCACGACTTCCGGGTAGCCCTCCGGCCCCCGCATGCCTCACCTCATCCCCCGGGGGCGGCGGGAACTGCGGCCCCGACCGGTACGCCGATGCCGGTCGGGGCCGCTTTTTGCCGTCTTGATCGTCTGCATTTCGGGCGAGCATCGGGCGAGCTGACGATCACCGAGGCCCCGAAAACACCAGCGGCCCCCGGTCAGACGGTGTCTGACCAGGGGCCGAGTGGTAGGCCCTGTGGGACTCGAACCCACAACCAATGGATTAAAAGTCCACTGCTCTGCCAATTGAGCTAAGGGCCCCTGGCGATGTTGCCTCCCCGAGCATAGCCGGACGCGGGCGGGGAGCCGATCGGGTATCGGGCAGGCGCGTGGCGGTCACCGGGGGCACACAGGCGCGAGGGCCCGCGCGACGCGTGTCGCGCGGGCCCTCGGCGGTCACTTCGGTGAGGCGGTGTCAGCCGTTGCGCTTCCAGCGCGGCTTGTCCTCGCGGCGCTGGAACGAGCCGCCGCCTCGGTGGTCGTCACGACGGCCGTAGGGGCGGTCGTGGCTGCCGGAGCGGAAGCCCGGGCGGTCGCCCTGACGGTCACGGTTGAACGGGCGGTCGCTGCCCCGGTGGCCGGGACGGTCGTCACGGCGGAAGCCGCCGCGGTCGCCGCCGTCACGGCGCTCGAAGGAACGGCCACCGCGGTCGCCGCCACGGTCGTCCCGGCGCTCGAAGGAACGGCCGCCACGGTCGTCGCGTCGGTCGTCCCGGCGGTCGTCACGACGGAACCCGCCACGGTCGCCACCACGGTCACGGTTGAAGCCGCCACGGTCGCCACGGTCGTCACGACGGAACCCGCCGCGGTCGCCGCCACGGTCGTCCCGGCG